ACACGCCAATCAAAGCCCACTCGGAAGCCGTGCCGGGATCTGTGCCCTGATAAATGGCCACCTCGCCCTTGTCAGACACGAAAGCCAGGAAATCATCCGGCCCGCTGCCTGCATCCTGCGAAAGCGGAATGATGGCCTTCACCTTGCCGCCCATGCGAAACACCGCGCCCAGCGGGAAGGCTGTCGAATTGCCTGCGATTGCCTTGGTGGCCAAATAATAGGCTGTTGCGCTGTCTTTCTCAATCAACCACAAACGTTCTTTGTGAGAAGCTAGGCCAATGATGTTTGATGAAGTGACGCCGGTAATTGAAGGCGTTGTCCAAGTGCTGCCATTATAGGCGCGCATTGCATCGGCGCCGTTGCAGCAAACAAGGAACGTCCCGCCGGAAGTCGTTTTCACCACATGCTGCCAGCGCGCATTGGTCAAGCCCGACACCACCGCCGCGCCAACCGCGCCCGCCGTAGTCACGTCATAAATGGCGGTTCCAGACGCGGCAAATAGCTTATTCGTGCTGCCGCTTGAATACTGCATCAGGCTTTCGACATTGCCGGGAAGGCCGGTGGCATGACTTTGATGCCCGCGCCGTAGGATCACGTCATTCCCACGAGGGAACCAGTTATCAAGCGTGATGGCGTCTGCCGCATCCATAGACGCCAGCGCATCACGCGCGTTCAAGCCTTGCACCGGGGGCGGGATAGACACCACCCGCGCCGTGCCAGCCGCTTGTTTGGTCGGTCGGATCATAGCGGCCAAGACCCATCTTGGATGCTTGGCACGCGCGGCGCCGGGTCATACTGCCCGCCCATGCTGACCGTGCGCTTGCCGCCATCCCGGCCTATGGCTTGGTTCACCTGCGCCTGATATTCCTGCAATTCGTCAGCATAGGGCAAACGGTTGCGCTTCAACCAGCGCCAAATAATGCCCAACGTGATCAATTCTTCATTGAGTAGCGCCGTGTTAGCGTCATTCGCCCAGGCGTCAGCCTCGCCGAACCCATCGCCATTCGTGTCGACCCAAAAGCGCGACACATATTCAAATCGCACATTCTCGCCCGCCGGCGGGTTTGGAATGATCAGAAAGGCGTTGCCGCGCTGCCTGAAATGCAACCAGGGCGGCCCGACAAGTGAAGCTTTGAGTTGCTGCCATTGTTGCGGATCGACCGGCCCGATCAGGCTCCGGTTTTGCGTGTAATTCCAAGCAGTCTCATTGATGAAGCGGTCGAAATCAGCCGGGATTGCGCCCGGCTGCGTTTCGGATGCAACCGTAGTGAAGCTGCTTTCCTTAGTCAAATTTTGCCATGCCACCCGCCGCGCCAATTCGCGCCCTTCTTGCGTGGCCAAGGCGCGCATGACGCGGATCGTCTCGTCATTAGACGACATGACCGCGCCTGGCATTTGGATGCCAAGCCTATCGCAAGCCGTTTGAACCAGCGTGAGTAGTGACATTTCCGCACCCCTTACCCAAGCGCCGCCGCAACGCCTTCCGGCTTTCGGCCGCGTTTCTTGTCGGCTTCCTTGGCCATTTCATCGGCTAATTCCAGCGCCTCGTTGCGCTCTTTCTGCAAGGCTTCCACTTGCTGGCGCAGCGCCGCCAATTCTTCCGATACCGGCGCCAGATTGGCCCGCGCATCAAGAAGCGCCTTCGCCTTGGCGCGAATCCCAATAATGCCGGGGATCGGCAGCTTGTTCAGCGCCGCTTCCTCAGCATTGGCCAAATCTTCGACACTGCGGATTTCCACTTGTGCCAGAACGCGGACCATTTCCTTGGTAGCAAAAGGAGCAGCATCCAAAGGCATTCCGATAACCGGCGCATCTTGGCCTTCCTTCCATCGGTCGTAATAGGGCTTGATCACCGCCCAAATTTCTTCACCAACCATGCCTTTTTTCAGGCGCGAGACCTTCTCAGCAACGGTTGACCTCATGCTGTCGCCTTTCTTGACCCACCGCACCCAATCCGCGGCTTTCAGGTCGGCGCCCTCGCCAGTGTATTCAGTCCAAAACTCAATCGGCATTATGGCCACGGGCTCGCGGCTTTGTCCGGTTCCACTCATAACGTCATCTCCAAAAAGAAAGGCCGGGGATTGATTTCCCCGGCCCAGTTGATCATCAGATCACAACACCCTGGATCGAATAATTCAGGATGCCAGGCGCCGTGCCAGCGCCAGCGCCGCGCGCCGTGGTCAGAACAATGCCATCGCAAGTAAGCGAACCAGCGGTGCCATCATCGTCAAGCTGGCCTGCCGTGGCGGTCGTGTTCAAGCGCACATTCGCAGCGCAAGACGCCGCTACCTGCACGTTGCACACGCCCTTCACCTGAACCCAGCCGTAGCTGCTGGCAGCAATGGCGGAAGGCGCCACGCCAAGCAAATCACCACGCGCGTCATTCGACGTGCTGACCATGACGGCGCCATAGGCTTCGTCAATGGTGGCCACGAAGTTTGCAGTGATCCCGCCAACACCAGCCAGGACAAACACGTATTCGTTGCCCAGTTGGTCAATGTGACGGTCGCCCAAGCCAAAGCCCTTGCCTTGCGTAAGCTCGGCAGCGGTAAAAGAGTTGAGAACATCAACCCCAATCAGAGTAGTCATGTGTCGTTCTCCTTTCGATTACGACGCGTCAATGAGGATGCCTTGCAGGCTCCGGTTGGAGCATACAAGCTGGCCCTGCCAGAACATCGGGATCACCACCGCATCCTGGTTGATGGAGACTTTCTCATCGTCAACCGTCCAGTTAGCGTCACGATGCGCGATCAATTCCAGATAGTTGGTGTTGAGGAAATACATCCTCTCCGCCGTCTTGCCGAAATTGGCGTTATCGTCAAAGATCACATCCGCATCCACATATTTCAGAGCGCGGAAGCCGGCAGTGCCTTCATCAGCCGAGGCGTAACGCTGCAAGTCTTGCAGGCTTTCCCAATAGGCCGAGAAGAAATCGTGCGATGACACGATCAGATCAGGCTTGTCGCCGCCCCGGACGCAAGACAAATAAAGCGCGTTCATATCGCCCTTGATCGTGCTTTTCGTCCAAGTGTTGCTGCCCGCAATTTCGCGGAACTGGTTGCGCCAGAAAGTGTAGGTCGCGCTGTCAATCCCGCCGACGGTGCCTTGACCGTTCGTCTGGATGATCAACGCAAGCCCGCCCATCTGGTTTGCCAGCGCGCCGGACGAATACAGATCGACCGACATGTTATTCGCCGCCGTGCGCTTGGCGTTCTGGATGCGCGCTTCTGCCAAGTCAATCAGCTTGCTGGAACCGGCATTCATGCGAAGCTCGCGACCGGACGCGGTAATGTGAACCGCCGCCTGCACCCAATCATATTTCGCAGCGGACACAACATCCGAAGCGGAGATGTTCAGCGCGTCATAGCCGGAATAACGCTGATAAGTGCCATTTGCCTGGTAATCCAGGGGGCGCACGATTTCATAACCGCCGTCAAGCACGGTGCGGACACGGCCCCGGCGCGAAAGCCGGTTGTAAAGCGCGTTGTGTTCGCTGACGTTATCCGAAATCTCAGTCGGATGGTTCCGAAGGGTCGTCGTGACCATTTCGGTAAATGTAGCGTTCGGGGACGGCATCGCCGTTCACTCCTTGTGCTGAAGGTTGATGGTTAGCCTTGAAGCTGACGATAAGCGGCTTCCAAGCTGCTGCGGATGTCTTGCGGCTTGCCGGGTGAACCCGACACCGCGCCACGGGTCCGCATATTGATCGAAGCGGCCTTCTTGGCGTCGGCTGCCTTTGCGGCGGCTTCTGCCTTGGCCTTCGCTGCGCGTTCGGCTTCCTCGACTGCCTGCGCTTTGGCCCAAACCGCATCATTCATGCGGACGGCTTTGGCGTATGCGTCTTCCAGCCCTTGCGCTGCGCCGGACGCAATCAATCGGCCCATGTCCGCCCGAACCTCGGCAAAATATGGCCGGAGCGGCTTGCCGCTGGCGTCCTTTGCTTGCTCGAATTGGGAAATGGTGTATTGAAGCGTCTCGGCTTGCTGGCGTTCGATGTGCTGCTTGAGTTGCGTTACCTCATTTACCAAGGCGTGTTGCATTGGATCAGCCGGCGCGGCGTATTGATTAGCCTGGCCGGCGAAGTGCGCGCGAAGATCAATGCCGCGTTGCCCAGCAAACCATTCAATGAAGCGCAAGGGATCACGCCCGGCCTGTGTGGAGACATTGACGAGCATTTGAACGGCTCGCGGAATGTCGCCGTACTCGGCTACAAGCGCGGTTTTGTTTTCACCAATGGCTTGCTCGATTGCGTCATAGAGCGAAGCGCGCTGCCCTTTTTCCGTGATGGCTTTGTGAGCTT